GTAGTAACTCCAGCAACGTCAGACGCAACACCACCAACAATATTCTTAGTGCCATCAATTACTGAGTCAACTGTATTACAACCAGCTAACAAAACTACTGTCATTAATGCAAAAATCTTATGCATGATAATCTCCTATCTTGTAATTCCGGGGGTGGTTTCCTATCCACTCATGTGCAGTACGTATCACTTGATACGCAGAACATCTTCCTTATATCTATTTATACACATAAAAAAAGGGCCCCGAAGGACCCTTTAAGATTAATCTAATTAAAGATTAAGCACTAGCCATGATACCGTCTACTCTAAAGATTCTAAAGTATGGGTTAGCACGATCAGCACCAACGGTTCCATCAGTAGCTACGAATGGGTTTGCAACCATACCGTATCTAGTTTTGAAGCCGATTCTTGGCTGGAAGTCTTCCTCACCGATCGCTTTAACCATAGTTAAAGGAACGTATGGGCAGTAGAATACACCTGCGTCATATGGAGTAGTACCTCTGTAACCTACACAAACGTAGTCGCCAGTCGCATATGGATCAACATATACTTTGAACTTACCATTAAGAACACCAGCAAAAGTATTACCAGTATCGTCAACGTTAAGGTTAGTAGCAAGAGCTGGGCTGTAATCAAGCATGCCAGAAGCAGCAAGTACAGAACCTACGTCAGAAGAACAGATAACATAGTTACCTTTGCCTCTACGAGTCTCTTTAGCGATAACGTTAGCTTCTCTTTCGATCTGTACGATCAAACCTTTAGCCTTCTCAGCCAACCAACGACCGTCTGAATCAGTATCCATATTGAAGATACCTTTAACAGTAGCAGAAGCCTGAAGAGCGCCTAGCTTAGCAGTACGGTTTACAGTTCTAACTACTTCTCTGTTGATTTCCGCAAGGATTTCAGAAGAAAGGATGTTAGCAAGCTCGCCTTCAGCATCTAGACCGTGGATTGCTTTAAGATCTTGAGCAAGTTCCATAGTGTATTCAGCTTTAAGAGCTCTTGACTTAGCAGTTACTGTAGCTTTCTCGATTGAGAATGCCATTTCACCGAATGAACCACCTGAACCGCCAGTACCCAATGCTTCAGAAGCAGCAGTACTAAGACCACCAGCATAATCGGAAACGATTTCGCCAGAAGTTTCGCCAGTTGCCAAAGAACCATCACCATCATCGGCAGCAGTTTCTAGACCAGAAGGACCAGCTTCTTGAGTAACACTAGCCAAGCCAGAGAAAGCAGTATTAGCTTCATCAAACAAAGCTTCAGTACCACCTTGAGTGCTGTACTTGCTCTTCATAGCAAAGATTAGACCAGTAGGACCAGTCATAGGCTGAACACCAGCGATATCATAAGCGATAAGGTTAGGCATTGCACGTCTTACCAAAGAGATAAGAACGGGATTAAAACCAGCAACGTTGCCACCAGTTTGGTTAGCAGGAGCATCTTCGCCAAGGAAGGTACCTGATTTAGCAACATGCTCTTCGCGTGCTGCGATTTCTTGGTTTTCAAGAAGTCTAGCAGTTACTGCTTGTTTGTGACTGTCTTGAATTGTTGGAACTTCTGCGTGCTCAAGAACTGGAGCCCACTTTTCCATTAAGTTTTTGTCTGCGTTAAACATTTTTTGTTTCTCCTATTAGACGTTTTTATATTTTGAGATAGCTGATGTATATCTAGCCATAGTATCACTGAGTTCAGCCGAAACTTCGTCAGTACCCACTAATTTTTGAGCTTCATCTACTGATTCTTGAGCTTCAGTTTTAAAGTAAGACTCTTTAACAACATTTACTTTCATTTCGAAAGTTTCTGCTGAATCGAAGTCAATATCTTCTACCAAAGATGCAAGCTTTTCAGCTTCAGTTAATGCTAGCCCAGCAGAAGCATTTCTTACGATCTCAGCTCTTTCCAAACCGGAAACAGACTCAGTGAGCGCAATATTTTCTTCTGTTGATTTATTTAGAGACTCTTCCAGTTCAGCGACTTGCTCGGCTAATTCGTCGACCAGGTCAACCTTACCTTCTGGAACCTCAATGTAATGTTCTTTGAACACTGATTGTAGAGAAGCCATAAAGTCTTCAGCAATTTCAGTCCTAAGACCAGTTTCAACTGCTACTTTATTTTCTTCCATCCAGTTACCAACCACGTAGTTAAGGTATGAATCTACCTTTTCTACTAGCTCGGACTTGATTTCAGTTACTTCTTCTTCAAGGTTTTGAACATACTCAGATTCTAATCTTTCGATCTCTGCACCTACTTTAGACTTCAAAGCAGCTTCGAAGATAATTCCAGCTTTCGCTTGGAAACCATCTGACAAAGTAGCTTCTTCAGCAACTAGGTGGTCAAGGTCTTCAGAATAGTCGATATGGTCGACATTAACGTCTTCCTTAGCAACTACTACAGATTCCTCAACATCAGGCGCGTTAATTACTTTCATAACTGACGCATAGATTTTCTGTGCACCTTCCTTTTTTGATTTCTTCAACATATCATTTACTGATGCCATAATAGCAGCTTTAGTTTTAGGCATTTCAACAACAGGCTCTTCGTCTTCGTCGTCTTCATCAGACTCCTTAACTTCTTCCTCTTCGTCATCACCTTCTTCTTCAGCGTCATCACTAGCTTCTACGATTTCTTCGTCTTGAACTTGTTCGTCTTCAACGAGCTCCTCGTTTGAAAGCTCTTCAGTTTCTGATACGTCTTCGACTAAATCATTTTTCATTTCGTCATTAGACATAATTTATTCTCCTATTAAGAATTTACAAGTTTAGAGAGGAAATTCTTAAAAGCTTTAATCTCAACATCAGATGATCTCATGTTTCGAGCTTCCTTGATTTCAGTCTCAATTTTCTCAACTTCTTGTGGGCAAAGTACACCATTATTCCATACCCAATCAACACCTTCCATAATTCCATTGACAAATGCCTCTGGAGCTGAAGGGTCTTGAACGATATCTACTGTAGACAACATAAAGTCATCTTTCACATACATAGCGCCATTCTTTTGCACAAGACTTCCCATACCACGACTTGATACACCAAGCTTTACGCCGCCTTCAAGTAGACCTTTTACGATCTGACCCATAGGGGTTTCTAGGATTGATGCTTTTCCTATAACATTACTTCCGTCAAACCTGAGTTCAGTAATCTTATGTGAAACTTTATCTAAGTTAATGGAAGGACCTTCAGGGTGGTTTAATTCCCCAACAGCTCTCCCAGTACTTACTTGTTCTTTTACGTATTTATTAACAGCATTTTCTAAAATAGATCTTTCATATATACGACCATTTCTATTTTTAGCGTCTGCCTGCATAAAAACACCCTCAATTACGAGAGTCTTTTTACCGTTAACTTTTTCTTCAATAACTTCTAAGTTATTGTCATTATATTCTGCAATAAGCTTCATATATTTCTTTCCGTTTAGTTATCCCTCTTCTTTAGAGGCTTGTCTATCTTGTAATGTAGATGCTACTTCGATCTTCTTAGCATCCATAGCAGCTGTTAATTTATCTGCCATGATACTATTAAAATCTTTAGCGGCTTGAACATTGTCCCCGCCTTTTACATTATCAATTAAATCTGTAATACTCATTATTAGTTTCCTATGTTATATATTTATAATATTTTAAATCTCAAGGTTAAAAATCTTCATCATCTTCGACTTCAATTTCGCCGCTTTTAACTTCGGCTTCAATTTGCTTTCTTATTTCAGCAATTTGATCATCTGACTGCCTTAGAATATTTTTACGAATCCATTCGTATGATACATATTTACCAACGTACTCGTCCATTTGAGAAAGCATCTCAAATCTTTCTCTTAAAATTTCAGCTTCTTTTAATTCACTAAAGTAGTTATCTTCAATAAAGTCAAAGGCAATATCTTCTTTAAAACTAGCCCAATCTTCCTTAGTGACTACACCCTTTAATAAACATTGAGTCCTTAGTAACTGTAAAAATAAATCGCTAAATCTTTTTCTTAATCTATCTAAAAACTTTTTAAATTTTACTTCATCTCTAGAAATTTCAGTAGATCTACCTAAATTAAATCCTGACTCTTGCTCTAAACGATTTGCTGGAACGTTGAGCGACTTGTAGAGTTTCTTTTGGAAGTATATGATGTCGTCAATCTGTCCGAGATTTTCTCCTCCTGGGAGGGTCGAAATTTCTGTACCTCTACCACCTTCTCTACGCGGTAAGAAGAAGTCTTCCAACATCGACATATGCTTACGATCATCTTTAATATCTCCAGTCTTTGCATCATAAACCAATTTATTTCTATATTGGCCCATAATGTTTTTTAGATACTCTTCAGCTTTACCCTTAGGAAGGTTACCTACATCGATATAAAAAATTCTTCTTTCTGGAGCTCTACTAATTCTATAGATTACTAGAGAATCTTCCATCATTCTTAGTTGATTTACAGGCTTAATCGCTTTCTGTAAATGTGATAAAATTCTTTTGCGTGATGGATCTAGCATACCAGATGTACAATATACAATTGAGTCTGGATGGATTTTTAAACCTTCGCTATTACCCTGCATCGCGTCATTTTGAAATAAGAAGTACTCTTCTGACTTCTTAATTATATTAGCCCCAGTCTTTGGATCTTTTTCTTCTGTTACTTCTTTGATCTTTCTGAGTTTAGTTGGGTCAATATATCTTAATTCTTTAATACCAGCTTTAGGATTATTATTATCAATAATAACATGGTATGGTAATCTACCATCAACATACCACTTTCTAAAAATATCGTGCGAATAAGAGTTAAAATGCAATAACGATATTACATTTTCAAATTCGTTTTTAATAGCCTTTTTTATTTTATCAGACGTTTTAAGTTCGTCCATTATAATTTCAATAGGAGCTGATCTATTATCGCCCACAATTGCTTCATTTACAATATCTTCAACAGCAGCATCGCACTCTGGATGCGAAGCTATATCTCTATACTTGTAAATAAGGTCAACTTCGTTTTTAGCAGTATCGCCATCAATATCCACGTACTGGCCAAAGTGACCACCCGTATTGATAACTCCAACGCCATCTTCGTCTGTGTCTGGAACAAAAGAAGGAAGCTCTGGAAGCTTATCACCCTTTCTATTGATCTCAAAACCAAAAAGTTCTGCCATTTTTTATTTACCTCAATATTATCGGAGGGGAGTTAGTCTCCCCTCGTCTAATATTATTTATAACCCTTTTATGAAGTGGTTCCAGACTCCCAATACTGAACTTGTAGCTCAACAGTAAATTCTTCAATCTGGTTTTCATTGTCATATGAAAGTTCGATTGTAGAAAGATTTGTTGGGAAACAACCTCTCATATCATAAGTCTTAGTAACATCACCTTGCTTATTTAGCTGCTCAACAATAATGTCAGCCATATAATCAGTTGGATTACTAGCTCCTGTATTATTGTTATGTTCGCTGATACCATTCATCCATCGTTCAAACGAGTTTCTTACTTCAAAACCAGTATCATTGATAATAGTCAATGTAACGGGTTCAAAAGTTCTATCACCAGCGAGTTGTAGTTGTCTGCCTCTGAATAATACAGGTACAGGAGCTACAACTGATGAAGGAAACTGAGCGCCTTTAATCATGAAAGAAGAAAGTTCAACATCACCTTGAGCATAAGCAGGGAAGTTACATGTTACTTTGAACATGTTAGAACGTGCACCACCACCTACTAGCTTGGATTTAAAATCATCTACGCCTAAAATTGCCATTTTTCTTCTCCTAATTAACTACCGGCGATTTCTGAGAAATCGACTCCGGTTCGTGTTGCAATAAAGTTAAGTGTTATGAAGTTAATAGATCTTGAAGGCTTGATAAAGATATCAGCAACAAATCTATTAGCGTCAATTACTTGACCAGTGTTATTAGTAGTATCGCAAATGACTCTAAAGTCTGTCATACCACGTCTACCTTTTACGTCTCTCATAAATGGTTCAAGCATATTTCTAAACTGAGCTCTTGTAAATTCGTCGTTGAATTCAAAGAGTTGAGCTTTAGCTGCAGTAGCAACTGCTTTTTCCAATACGATAAACAGTCTTCGTACATTGATTCTATCAAATGCACTAGGCTTGCTTAATAGTGTCTTATCACCAAATAGCATTGTACCTTGTCCAGGGAAAGAAACGAGAGGATTAACTCTTGCTTTATAGAGAGTATCTCTATCAGCTTTCTTAGGATTGTATGCTAGTTTAGTAACTCCGAAAAGTTGACCTCTATTAACACCAGCTGGAGAGAACCAAGCATCAGCAACATCGTCTGTATTGGCACAAAGACCAGCACAAAGACCAGCAGCTCCTAACCAACGGTATACATCATTATACTTATCGTATACGTATACAGCACCAGAATCAGTAGATGCATATGAAGTTGAAGGAAGAGTATCAGCCCATTCTTTAACATCAGCAGCCGGAGTATCGGTTCCAACTGAGTCATCGATTGGAGGAGATACAAATGCCATACAGTCTTTTCTAGCATTACAGATACTGATAAGCTTATCAGCGATAGTCTTAGAACCATTAGCATCTGGATATGCAAATAATAGATTTACATCAATTGTTTCAGCATCAGCTAATAAGTCAAGTGCAAGTCCAATTTCTCCATCAGTTGGAGTATTATCATCAACACCACCAGCCATTGTGGCTGAAATAGCCGCAGTTCCAGTTACATAAGTTGTAGTTGCAGCTTGACCAGCTAAAGATTCACCAGCATCGGTTAATACTGTTGGGTGACCTGTCCAATATACA